CATCTATCGAATGTTTTGTACTACATCACTTGCAAATTCTATGTCAATGGTGTAGTTAATTAGTTTATCATTTCGGCTTGTCTTGTAAGTAAAACTACTAGAGGAAATATTACAAGGTATTTCTCTTAAATTGTATTTTATCCAAACATAATCACTTAAAAATAATTCCTTAAAGACATCATTATTGTTTTCAGGGTAGAAACCACTATTTAAAGTTAAGGTTTCATTAGCGTTTTTATTAACGATTGATTTTTGAGCATCGCCTAAATTATAATCAGCATTCTCAATGATGTTTCTTTTAAAATAAGAAACGTTAGTAGTCATATTCTTAACTGACTTCTTAAACATCGTTAGACTTTGTAATGCACCATATCTATTTACAAAGGTTAATCGGTAAGGTGTGTCTAAACATTCCTCTATATTCTCTACTGTGTAGTTCTGAACCTTTATTCCTGTAGTAACTATAATTTCATCTACGTTATCTGTTGCCCCTGTGTTAGAAAAATATTCTACTTGATCATAAGAATTATTAGTACTTGAAATAGTAACGCTATTAACTAAAGAACCATCCTTTTTAAATTCTACCGTAGTGCCGTTAAAAGAATTATCTACTGGGAAATATAAAATATCGTCAGCGTTTTTAACTATGTGTATATTTGTTATAAGTCCTGCCGTTGTTCCTATCTGTGGGTTAGCACCATCTGTAATATATCCGTAACCATAAAACGCAGTAAGTTGTACTATCGATAAAGTACTTGAAGTATTTACGAAATATCTTGTTACTTGGTAATCTACCCATACGTTATTCTCAATCGTTGAAGTATTCGAGTAGTCAAGTTCCATATTCATATAGTCCTTAACAAGTTCAGATATTTCAAAGTCTACCCTACCAAGTTGTGCGTTACTCGATAAAGTATAAGTTGGGTCAGCAGGTCTGTCTGTTGTCTTTACTCCTGTGTAAATATATATATCAATAGAAGCCGATACCATACCCGATTGGTTGGTAGAAACGAAATAAGGACTTCTTACATTTATCTTAGCCATTTGGATAGTCTTTTAACTGTTGTTTAGTAGTGAATTTTAAGAATGCTTCCATATCTAGAGCGAATGCTTTTTCTAATTCGTTAGGTAATCCTTTAGAGTATTTCTCGAATGGCTTAGTAAAAAATAAACTAGGTTTTATCCCGGTTTGATATACACTTCTAGCAATTAAATAAGCAGTAGACTGATAGCTTAAAAACCTACCTGTCTTTTTATCCCGGAACTGAAATCTTTTCTTTCTTACCCACTTATCTATTCCCTGTGTAAGTCCTCCTTTTCTCCCTGAACCTGTTCCGAATCTATAAGGACTTCTAGGTGCTTTACTATTACTAGACTTACCCTGAACACCTTTGTCTTGGAATGTCCCATAGTAAGCCATTTCTATTTCAAACTGCAAACTTCTATCAGTAACTTTTACTTGCCCTGGTTTAATGCTGTTTTCTAAATCACCCCCACCTTTACCTAAACGCTGCAAGTTAGACTTAGATTCTTTTATAACCTTGTCCCTAAATTCCTCTAATGCCTTTTTAAAGTTATCTAGTTGCATATATCAATGTTATTCATAGTAACTACGTCAAACGTACTTACCCATCCTGCTAACTCATTTTCGAATCTATCAAAGAACGCCTCAAGTGAAGCACTACCTTCTAAATGATAACCATCTTGGTGTGGTGTGCCTTTTCTTAATTTTTGATGCATTCTATTTAAGACAGATAGTTGTGTGTTTAGTACGTCTTGCCTATTATCGTTTCCAACAAATATATCAGTCGTTGCATCTTTACTTGTGTCCACAATGTCCATAGCCATAACTGAAATATTATACGATAAAGTCTGTCCATTATCTGTAACGCTGTTTATGATTATATGCGACAAAGGAAAGATAGTCTGCTTGTTTAAGTCTACTTCCGTAATATCTCCAAAAGTTACCGTATTGGTATTTTCATCTGCTTGTAAGATGTCTTTGATTTTGGTGGTTAAGTCGTAAAACGATTGTATCCCTCTATATGTCATCGCATTTTTCTTTTTAGTTCTTGTGCTTCTATGTCAGCCTTTTCTTTTTTAAACGTCAGCATTAATAAACAAGTATTAACATTCAGTTCTGTTATTTCTTCAAATTTAGTAACGTCTCCATCTGCAAGTGCATATACTGATTGATACCATCCCCATTTAGCACCGAAGTTTGCTCTGGAGTCAAGTCCTCCGCTTCCTGTAAATAAGCTATCATAGCTTTCGACAATTCGATTCCTAAATTCCAAAAAAAAAGCATAGAACTAACTACCGCATCCATTGGCGTGTGTTTCATTGCTTCGTGATAGTTATCGCCTCTGTATTCTTCTATTAAGTACTTGTCTTTTATCTTTTGTTTTATTGGTCTGTATAAAACTGCCATAGCTTTGTGAAGATTCTGTACATCACTTATTGAATTATCTAAATCGATATACTCGCCAAAGGTCATATCTTCTAACTTTGGAATAAAACCAAATTCAGTATCTCCTAACTTGAAGCTTAACACTAAATCAGGTTTATGCTCAAGTGTTTGTGTTATCATTTCTGTAATATTGTCTATGTCTTTTTTACGATACTTAATAGCATCGCTTAAAGGCAAATCACAGAATATCTGTAAGATTTTCTCTTGAATAAATAAGTCATTAAAAGATGCATCCTTGTTTACTTCTAATACCTTGTGGAATTTTTGGTATTTGTGTAAAGGAATATCCTTAAGACTATCTGGTACGGTTATCTTAACTTCCATAACTATAAAACGATTTTATTTTGATTTTTAAACTGGATTAACGAACTGCGTATTTTCCGTAATTGGCTTTCATACCAAGTGCTTCCATTTCGTGATAACGTAAGGCATCTATTGCGTGATTGTAGTTGTCAATTGGTTTGTTTAGTCTTTGACCTACTTTGTTTGTGTCCCAACAATACGCCCTTAATTCTTTTATTAGGTTTTGACTATTCTTTGTTACCAGGTACTCTTGTGTCTGCATTATGTCAATGCCGTAATTAATAGAATCACGACCTTTTGTTACACCTTTTATCGAGATACCATATCTCCGGATTTCGTCTATGGATTTAGGTTCTGCTGAATCTGCATAAATGATAGTGCCTTTAGGTAGTTCTTTGGCTATGTCTGAATTAAGCATTCTTGTTCGATAGACTAATTCGTTTACTATTCTTTTTCCGTTCCAACTGTACACTTCAACAATAGCAGTAGGGTCGTTAGTGTAACCAAAGTCTAAACCTATACCTACTAGTTTTGCTTCAGGTGGAATAGTGTCTATTTGTTGCCAATTAGAAAAAACCACACCTTCTAAAGAACCTACTTGTCCAAGTCCATAAACATTCCACCAATTCGCCCAATAAGAAGAAGTCTTGGCTTTCTCTTTGTTCTTTTCGATTTGTTCTACTATACCCTGGTCTAAAGCTTCGTTGTCTTTGTAGGTAAGAATGATAAAGTCAGAATCTTCTTGGTTGATTAGTTCGGTATGTACCCAGAATTCATTAGATGGATTGTAATCAATGTAGATAGACTTTTTAGTCCGTATTGATAGTTCGTTATAGGCATCTAAAGAAATAGCAGTAGCTTCGTTTAAAAACAGTATATCCCTTCTAGCACCTCTTAACTTGCTTGAATCGTCAGCACTAAAAAATTCTATATAACTTCCGTTTTTGAATTCGTACTTTAAAAGTGATTTGTTTAATTGGTCATCTTGATATCTATTTGTCCACTTTAGGATTTTAAGGAAGTCTTTAAATGCACCCCTTCGAAGATGTGGAATAGATTCAGCTACTACGCTTATCTCAAGGTCTGGATTCTTAATTGCTTTGTCTATTAAAATAGCCAAGATGGAAAATGTCTTTGAAGACGAAGTTCCACCTTGAATTATCTTAATGCGTTTATTAAGCGCAAGTATTTTATTTGTTGCCGTTGTCCTTTGGAACATCTGGAAATAAAGGTTGTTCTAAAATAGTTTGTTCTACTTGTTGAACAGGTGAACCATAGCCACTATCCATTAAGGCTTTGTATGCGTTTACATCACCTTTAGCAGCTTTCTTAAGTAATGCCAAAGTAATTAAATCTTCTTGGCTTAATTCTTCTGACTCTAAAGTTAAAGGATTCTTTGCCTCTTGAATTACTTCTAACCACTTCTTCGCTATGGTGCTACGATTCTTTGAACCTTTAGGTCTACCATTAGGATTTCCGCTTTCGCCTTTCTTCCAGTATCTTAAGTTTTCTTGGTTTGGCATATCGTTGTATTTTCGTTGTAACTAACTTGTACTTATAAAACGATTAATTTATAAATTTAACTAAGAATTAGACTTATAACATTTAGTACAACTATAAAAATCGCACTAATCATAGCGTAAAAAACTATTTTTGCTGAATCTTCGTATTGTCTTTCTTTCATTGTTTTCTCCATTGTACTGCACATACTGCTAATCGTTGTGCTTTGTCAGGAAATTCTTTAACCATTACTTTATCGCTCATACATCTTTGCATAAACTTTTCTCTGGTTTCTGTTGGTGTTCTTTTAGGTAGTGGCATAATTTAAATAATTGTGTTTGATTAATATTTTGTTTTGTTATAATTCCTAAAGCAGTTTCAAGTATTGTTTTACCGGCTTCGTAATCTACCAGGTTTCGTGCAATTTTTAAGGTTAATTGCTCTCCTTTGTATTGTCTGAAATTAAAATCGTGAAACTTGGATAATTCATTTACCTCATTTTTTGTTTGTGAAATAGCAAATCTTCTATCGCCTAAATCATTAGGTAAATTAAAATTAGTCCAATATAAATGCCTTCCTCTTTTTTTTGGGTTAAGCATAGGTTCATAATACGGTATTACATTTTCTACAACATACTTACCCTTGAAATGATAATCTAAAAAAATCACCTCTTGATACAAGGTCATATCTGGAAATATTGGTTTTTTGCCATTTGCACCTATTCCCCAATATCTCGCCCTTGAATGTGTAGGACAAGGAGGACTACTCCAAATAAAATCAAATTCTTTATAATGGTCTAATAAATATTGATGCGCATCTGCCACAATAACTTTATCACTTGGAAATCGCTCTTGATATAGCCTGGCTAATTCTTCATCCCATTCTACGGCAGTAACTTCTATATCAGTTACTTCATCCCATTTATATCTATTGCCACCAAGACAAGCGTATAGATTTAAGATTTTCATTTATTTAATTTCAAAAAAGGTTCTAATCTTGTTTCTATAAATGTTTCAAATAGT